TAGACAAAATTGATATTCGTTTGGACCTCTTGAAAAGAACAGATAAAACGGGACGCCCAATGATAGAGCGTTTTGCTCTTGATTCAGGAGCCGGGTATACTGATGCTGGCGTAAAATCAATTAAAAACGCTGCTGATGATCTTCTTGACGCTCGTAGATTTTATGAAAAAGGTCTGAGGTATTTTGATGATGTAGGGGCTTCTGCGAGTATAAAAGCAATTAGAGAAGACCTTAAAAATGGCATACGTCCTGACGTAACTCAGACAATGACAAAGCTTGTTGCAAACAACAAACCAAAAACCCTTGTAGCTGCAAGAACAGTTTTTGATGAATTTGGTGGAAAGGGGTCCTTTGATTCCTTTCAAACTCGCATGGCTGGAGCTTGGCTAAAAGAAAATTTAGCAACATCAATAAATCCTTTACGTCCAGATAAATTTAGTCCTTCGGCATTTAAGAAAAAAGTTGATGCGCTTGGAAGCACAGCAGACCAATTGTTTGGAAAGCAAGCAAATGAAGTGCGAAGACTTGCAAATCAAATTGACGCTATTTCATTAAAGAACGTAGATCAAAAGATTATAGATCGTGTGGCCCTAGAAGGTGCAGAAGGTAATCCAATTAATCTTCTAAGAAATCTCAAGTCAGTACAGGAAGAAGCTGCATCCATTAACAAAGATCAACTGTTAAAGCAACTTAGAGATAAAGATTTATCAATCGAAAAAGCTGCTGATATATTAACTCAAGGCTCAACAAAAACGGCGTCCATAACAAAAGTTATGAAGTATTACAAAAACGAGCCAGAGGCTATGGAGCAGCTAAGGTCTGTTTACATGGAAAATATCATAGGCGATTTTGGTGAAAACTTCCTAACAAATCCAAAGCAGTTTAAAGAGTTTGGAAATAGATTAATCAAAGAACATAGTTCTGGAAAACTACCCGCCGTGTACGGAAAAGAATTATCCGATGATATGTTGGAGTTTGGTCAGACTTTGGTTTTCAACTCTCAAACTGTTGATGGCGGTGGTTTGATTGCCGCAAGTGTAGCAGCAAGCCCTCTTCAAAATTTAGGAACATTGTTTAGGTTTGGAGTTATAAGTCGTGTCTTCTCAAGCCAAGTATATTACAAAGGACTACAGAAAAGAGTAGATTTGGCTATGGGTAAAGGCGTATCTAGGCCAGCGGCTTTAGCTAAAGTTATTGCTCAATCCCTTACCTCTGCTGCTGGGCAACTTGGCGCTCAAACAACTGACGAGTCCATTTCTTCTGGTATTGATCAAACAGAAAAATTTATACAAAATTCTCAAGAATCCTTACCTAACACTAGAACTACAAGCCAATCTAATATTCCAATTCCAGAGGTTTCTCCAATATTTGAAATTCCAGAAATTCAATCAGCTTCACTTCAACCGCAACAGTCAATTAGAGATCGCGTAAGGGATAACCCAGCACTGGCTGCATCACTGCTGGGCGGTTTAAGCAACATAGGGTTCGTTTAATCTTCTAAGACAGAAGACAGACCACCAATTCCCGTTGCCATTGGTAGCGGGACTTTGCTCTTTGTGTTGACATGAGAGCTAATATCACCGTAGGTTTCTTCTATCATACGTGAAAGCTGGCGTCCTATAGCACGATCTTCGTGCTCCGCGATAAATACCAGTTTATCATACGCTTCTATAGATACGCCTACGGACTTATATTTTCCGGGGTTTGGCATGAGGTTTCCTTCCCATAAATGACTTTCCCTAATGTATATAATCCCAAGCTGCGTGGGTCAAGACCCAAATACGGAAACAAGAAAGTTACCATCCAAGGTATCAAGTTTGATTCTAAGTGGGAAGGCGAGCGGTACTTATACCTCAAGTCGCTCGAACGTGCGGGAACGATCAAAGACCTTGAGCTACAGGTTCGCTTTAACTTGATGGTCAATGATCAGAAGATATGCGCCTACGTTGCTGACTTCTGTTATAGCAGAGAAGACAAGGATGGCGTGTGGCATTATATTGTTGACGATGCCAAGGGCGTTGAGACGCCTGAATTTAAGTTAAAAAAGAAACTTATGAAAGCCTGTCTGGGCATAGATATTTTATTGTCGAAAAAAACCGCTTGACACTAACCCATGCTATATGGTTATAGTTGGGACTCTAGTAACAAGCGGAAAGGGATCGACATGGAAAGTCGTGAATTATTTGAGCTTCGAGATGTGCTTAAAACATCTCTGGCTGATCTAAAGGGTCAGTTAAAAGAAGTTGATGAAAAGCTATCAGCCACATTTATGTCAGCCGCGAAGGACTCACTTCGTGATGATAATAAAGACTTTGGTACAGCTTACATCGTTGACGGAAATCATAAGGTTAAAGTTAATTTAGCCAAGAAGGTAACATGGGACCAAGATATGTTGCGTGACGCATTGGGAGCAATGTCGGAAGAAGACGCACGCCATTACGCAAAGATTACTTTTGCCGTTGATGAGCGTAACTTCACAGCCTCTCCACCCGCAGTTAAGCGAGTATTAGAAGAGTGCAGAACCACAGAAGCTGGTCGCTTCACAGTAGAGTTGGAGGAAAAGTAATGGCACTACAAATCATCTCAGCAGATCAGCGTATGGCTGAAAAGAAAGGCCACAAGATTGTAGTCTGTGGCGCAAGCGGTGTGGGTAAAACCACGCTGGCTCGTACTCTAAACCCAGCGACAACTTTGTTTATGGATTTAGAAGCTGGTGACGCGGCTATCGAAGGTCACCCTATTGATGTCGTTCGTCCACGCACATGGGCAGATTGCCGTGACCTAGCTTGCTTCTTAGGAGGAGCAAATCCATCCTTGGCTGAAGATCAGCCATACAGCGAATCACATTACAATTATGTAGCTTCAATCTATGGTGATGGCTCAGAGGTATGGCAGAAGTACGATACACTGTTTGTGGACTCGATTACCGTAGCAGGGCGTTTGTGCTTCCAGTGGTGCTTACAACAGCCAGAAGTACGATCTGATCGCTCTGGTAAGTTAGACACTCGTGCCGCATACGGTTTGCATGGTCGTGAAATGATGTCGTGGCTTACACACATCCAGCACATCCGCGCTAAGAACGTAATCTTTGTTGGCATCTTGGATGAGGTCACTGACGATTATGGCCGCAAGCAATACAATATGCAGATCGAAGGCGCAAAGACTGGTCGTGAATTGCCCGGTATTGTAGACGAAGTAATCACAATGGCCGTCCTGACAGGTGATCATGGGCAATATCGTGCCTTTGTATGTCAACCTCTGAACGAATGGGGCTATCCAGCCAAAGACCGTTCTGGCAGACTTGATGTCCTAGAGGAGCCTCATCTTGGAAAGTTAATTGAAAAGATGACTGCTGGCCCTAACAAAACCGACAAGGAATTGATCTTTGTCGATCCTACAACTCAAACTTCTAGCGAAGGAGAAGCATAATGCTTAATTTTAATAACGTACCCGAAGATGCAAACCCGCAAAACCAAGAGTTCTCTCTTATCCCAGTAGGCACAATAGTACGCGCCGTGTTGCTTGTTCAGCAAGGGGACGTAGAAGTTCCTGAGTTTGGTCAAGGCCAATGGTTTAAGAAATCAGCAAGCACATCTGCTAAGTGGATGAACCTAGAGTTTACCATTATCGGTGGTGAATTTGATCGCCGCAAGTTCTGGCACAGCGTCTTTATTGATGGTGATAAGCTAGGCCCAAGTGGTATGCCTCTCGCAAAAGAGATTGGTCTTCGCACGCTGAAGTCAATCGTGGAAAGCGCACGCAACATTGATCCTGCTGATATGTCTCCACAGGCACAACAAAATCGTAACATCAGTGGAATGATGGACTTGAATGGCATGGAGCTTTGTGTGAAAGTTGGTGTTAAGAAGGGTACGAACGGTTATAAAGACAATAACCAATTGATGGCTGCTCTTACGCCAAATAATAGCGAATTCTTGCCCCAAGGCAGTATTCCAATGCAGACTACTCCTGCGGCTGGAATGCAACAAGGACAGCAGCAAACGGCTCCACAGCCATCTGGTGCAGTACCTTCTTGGGCGCAACAATAATCTAGCGGCAGGGCCATTCCGCGCCTGCTAGAACACGGATAGGGGGGCCGTGGCCGCTAACCCCCCAACTATTCTAGCAAATAGGTTTATTATGATATTACGTCCTTACCAAAAGGTAGCCGTTTCTGACGCCTGTAAAGCCTTAGACAAACACGGTAATACCCTAGTTGTCGCTCCTACGGGTGCTGGCAAAACGATCATGCTCTCTGCTCTGGTTGGAGAACGTCACAAGAAAGGCAAGCGTATTCTTGTCATTCAGCATCGTGACGAGCTAGTCAAACAGAACAAAGAGAAGTTCGAGAAGGTTAATCCTTACATCACAACAAGCATCGTAAACGGAACAGTCAAGCACTGGGACGGCGATGCCGTGTTCTCAATGATCCAAACAATGTCACGCGATAGAAACCTACGGGATCGTCCGTTGTTTGACATGGTTGTAATTGACGAGGGCCACCATGCAGCGGCCCCTACTTACACAAAGGTTATTGAGGCAGTCAGAGAAGACAACGACGAAGCTGAGATCGTAGGCTTTACCGCAACTCCTAATCGCGGTGATGGCAAAGGTTTGCGCTCTGTATTCAACAACTGCGCACATCAGATCGAATTGGCTACGCTGATCCGCGAAGGCTTCTTAGTACGTCCTAAGAGCTACGTCATTGATCTGGGAGTGGGTGACCAGCTTGATAAGGTCACAAAGCGCGGCAAAGAATACGATATGGAAGAAGTGGCGGCTATCATGGATCGCCAAGTCATTAACAATCGTATTGTCACTGAGTGGCAAGACAAGGCTGGTGGACGCAAGACTGTTGTGTTCTGTTCTACTGTAGCGCACGCCGAACACGTTTGTGACGCATTCGTTATGGCAGGGATCAAGTCTAACTATGTAACTGGCGAGACTGACAAAGATGAACGCGCTGAGATGCTGCATGATTTGGAGTTTGGTGATACGCAAGTTATCGTCAACGTGGCAGTTCTGACAGAAGGCTTTGACGCTCCGCCTGTGTCTTGTATCATCTTAACCCGTCCATGTTCTCAAAAGGGAACAATGGTGCAGATGATTGGGCGTGGTCTGCGCATCCTTGATCCTGAGATATATCCAAGCATCATTAAGACCGACTGCGTTGTCATGGACTTCGGTACGTCAATCATCACTCATGGTGGTCTGGATGAGTCAGCTAACCTAGATGGCGCAGATAAGTCTGTAGGCGGAGAAGCTCCAACTAAAGTATGTCCTGACTGCGAAAGCGAAGTATCAGCGAATACACGCATATGCCCATTCTGCGAACATGAGTTCGAGCGTAAGGTCAAGGATGCTTTAGACAACTTTGAAATGACTGAGTACGATCTTATGAAGATGTCTCCGTTCATGTGGATTGATCCGTTTGGCAATGGCACTGCAATGATGGCTATGGGTTTCAGTGGCTTTACTTTGGTGGGCAACATAGGAAACTATTGGATAGCAATTGTAAAGGCTCAAAATGGACGTCCTAGAGTGGTTTCTATTGGTGAGAAGGTACAGGCAATGGCCGCAGGCGATGATTTCTTGCGTGAGATCGAAGATGGTAACGCCGCTAACAAAACAAAGCGTTGGTTAAATCAGCCTGCATCTCCTAAACAGAAAGAACACTTGGAAAGAAATGGTGTTAGTATTAGCATAATGGATTTCTCTTGGACAAAGTACAAAGCCGCGTGTTGTTTAAATTATTACTGGAATCGAGAAAACATTGATACGTTGATTGCAGAAAGCTTGAAGAAAATAAAAGGGGCAGAAACATGAATAGAGCCGAAATACTAGATAAAGCTAAAGAGTATGTAACTAAAGACCGCGATGCAGATCATGGTGACATGGAAAACAACTTTGGCCTAATCGCTGAGTATTGGGGATTGCACTTAGAAACTCACATTGATCCTACTGATGTAGCGGTCATGATGACGCTTTTAAAGTTGGCTAGACTCAAATCAAATCCAAAATTTTTAGACAATTATCTGGATGCTTGTGGTTATATGTCCTGTGGTGGCGAGTTAGCCACGAAGACAAAGTAATGCCTAGATTTGAAATGCACCTTATGATCGCTGAGAAGTCAGAAGATAATTTCGAGACGGTAGAGTATGACATTGTGTGCTTTGTAAAAGACCCTACGGATATGGTTGAAATAGAATCTTCAGCAAACGAAATCATTACTGACCATCTGCAAGATGCAGATAACGTAGTTCTGTTCGGAACAGCGGTTATCGAAGTAAAAGGCGAAGAGCTTTTAAATATCGCGTTTCAAAACAAGGACGCGGATCAAGAAGAAGTAAACAGCATAATGAATTTA